TATTTTAGATGAAGCTGACTTTTTGACGTTGAATGCTCAAGCAGCATTACGTAACATTATTGAAACCTTCAGTTTACATACTCGTTTTATCTTCACGTGTAATTTCGTAGAAAGAATTATTTCACCGCTCCAGTCGAGACTAGCAAGTTATGCGTTAATATCGCCTACTCCTCGCCAAGTATACGATAGAATGGTGGCCATCTTACAAGAGGAAAATGTTGTATTTGTAGATAAAGAATTAGCACATATTGTTAAAACTTTTTACCCAGACATTCGCAAAGTGTTGAACAATATTCAAGCATGTATTAGAGACTCAAAGTTAAGCATTGAAGGTAAAAGCTTTACAAAGTCAAATTATGTTAAAGAAGTTGTTGACTTAGTATTCAATAAAAACAAAGACTCATTTCAAAAAGTAAGACAAATTGTAGCAGACAATGGTACTAAAGATTTTACTGAAATTTATAGAGCTTTATATGATGCTACTTCTAGTGCTCAACAAATAATTACTATTGCTGAAGGCATACATAATAGTGTAAATTCACCCGATCGTGAAATTACATTTATGGCTACTATCAGTAAACTGTTATGAAACAATTTACACATTTCGTAGTTAGATGGATTGCCGGAAACTTATCTATTCCATTCTGGATGGTAGGTCATGTTCATCTTACAATAAATGTGTATGAAGATGTAATGGAACTTTGGTCTTCTATAGGCATGAACCTATTAGTAGCCTATGGTTTTTACTTAGAATGGAAAGAACATAAAAAAACAAATTAATATGAATACACCTAAATTAAACGTATCGTTAGACAAAACAGTTCCTATTACATGTGAAAAATGTGAAAATCAAACATTTTCAGAAGCTGTTATTTTAAGAAAAGTAAGTAGATTTTTGACTGGACAATCAGTAGATGGTTTAGTTCCAATTCCTATTTTTTGTTGTACAAGTTGTGGACATGTAAACGATGAGTTTATGCCGGCTGAATTAAGAAAAACAAATGACTCCGTTTGATGACTCTTTATAATATTTATCATCGATGGTAGGTATTTATAAGATTACATCTCCTAGTAATAAAATTTATGTTGGAAAATCTATTGATTTAGATGAAAGAAAAAAGAACTACAAATATGAAGGAAGGAGAAAAAAACAACATAAGTTAAATAACTCCATAAATAAGTATGGATGGGAAAATCATTTGTTTGAAATAATAGAAATATGTGAAGAAGAAAATATAAATGATAGAGAAATATATTGGATTAGTTTTTATAATAGTGTAAAAGAAGGATTAAATCTAATGTATGGAGGACAAGGAGGTAAACAAAGTCAAGAAGTTAAAGATAAAAAATCTAAATCAATGATGGGTAAAAAACCTTCACTTGAAACTAGACAAAAAATGAGCGAATCTAAAAAAGGTCATTCAATGTATGATGAAGGGTGGAAAGAAAGAATGAAAGAAGGAGCTTGGAAAAGTAAACAAAGTTCTAAACCTATTTTACAATATGACTTAGATGGAAACTTTATTAAAGAATGGGAATCAAAAAGACAAGCAGGTAAAAAATTAAAAATAAATCCAGTTAGTATAGCTAATAACACTAGTGGTATTAGTAAAAGTGCTGGTGGTTATGTATGGAAAAACAAATAAAAAAGACACTCACCCCCTTCGATTGGGTAAAACAAATCACAGTTGAAAAACGTGAATGGGGTAGTTTTACTGAAGAAGAACAAAGTAATTTTAACCCATTCATTATAAATAAATCACTCAGTTTCAATAAAGAATACATTCAAGTTGTTGAAATGGCTATGGTATACTCTATGCCTCCTCAAAAATTATATGAGTTTTACAGAGATGTTATTCCTAAAAAACCCATTTGGAGTAAATGGGTAAAAGGTCAAGTAAATTTTGATGAAGAAGAGTTAAAATTTATTAGTGAATACTTTGAATGTAGCCAACGTGAATCAAAAGACATAGTGAATCTTTTGGATTCTCAAGTTAAAGATGTTATACTATTAGAAGTTAAAGGTTTGAAAGATGACAAAAAGAAGCGACGTGTACAACGTAACAATAGAAAAACACAATAACCAAAGTGAAAAACCTAAAGTAGATAGTGTTGTTCAAACTATTATTGAACGATTTGAATCAAGAGCGGCTTTTGGAAAACAAAAGTATAGTACTGATTTAGACAGAACTGATTTGAGTGTATTAGATTGGATTCAACACATTCAAGATGAGTTACATGACGGTATTCTTTATTTAGAAAAATTAAAACAGGTTTTGAATGGCAAAGTGGAAGAACCCAATAAATAAAATTAAGTTGCATGAAGTCAACTATGCAACTGATAAAACTGTATCATACAGCCAATATGCTACTTGGAGAGCTTGTAATTATCAGTGGTATTTAGCATATGCGCAAAATAATGCTGTTTATAGCCAGAGCATTCATACTGTATTTGGTACTGCCATTCATAATACCCTTCAGTATTACATTGATTACATATTCAATATTTCTGGAAAAAAAGCTGACGAACTTGATTTGGAAAGTTACTTTAAAACTCAACTTACGGAAGAATACAAAAGGGGACTTGTTCAAAACAAAAACCAACAATATTCCACACCAGATGAACTAAGAGAATTTTACGAAGATGGTTGTGAAATTATTAAAGCATTTAAAAAAGACAGAGTAAAGTGGTTTGGTTTAAGAGGTTGGAGATTAATTGGATGTGAAGTTCCTATTATTTATCCAATAGCTGAAAAAAGTAACTTGTTCATGAAAGGTTACATTGACCTTGTTTTATATGATGAAAAATATGAACAATATTACATTTATGACATTAAAACCAGTACTAGAGGTTGGGGTGATAAAGAAAAGAAAAACCAAACTAAAATGCAACAAATTCTACTCTATAAAAAGTTTTATAGTGAATTGTATGGAGTAGATAAAGATAAAATTCATGTTGAATTTATTGTTGTAAAACGAAAAGTTTGGGACAGTCCTGATTTTATTGTTCCTAGAACTCAAACCGTTACACCAGCAAGTGGTAAAACTAAAATGAAACAAGCTGAAAATGATTTCCAACAGTTTCTAAATGAATGTTTTACAAATGACGGAAAGTATATTTTTAATAAAGAGTATCCTATGAACATAAGTAAAGACACTTGTACTTGGTGTCCATTTAGTACTAATGGACTTTGTAACAAAGGAGAAAAAAAAGTTACATTTTTTGCATAGAGACATAAATACAGATATATTTATTATTAAATAAAATAATAAAATTTATGGCAACACCAGCAAAAGACAAAACACTTACTAGTTTAAAACTAGAACCCCAAGAATTCGATGATTTCAAAGTTATGTGTGTAAGAACAAAATTTTCTTTATCTAAATTAGTCGATCGTTCAATGCATTTGTATAATAACGACGATAGCTTTAGAAAATTAATGCACAGTTATAAACACGAAATCACCGGTTCCGCAATTTAAATAAATGAAAACAAGTTATATTCCAAAAAACAAACGTAAAAAGATTTTACTATTAGGTGATGATCTTAGAATGCATAGTGGTGTAGCTACTATGTTACGAGAAATTGTTACAAAAACGTCAAATCATTTTAACTGGGTTCAATTAGCAGGAGCTATTAACCATCCAGAACAAGGTAAAAAGTTTGATTTAAGTCAAGCAACAAGAGACCAGTTCGGCATAGAAGATGCTGATATTACTCTTATTCCTATTAATGGTTATGGTAGTCCTCAATTGATTAGAGACATGATTAAATTCGAAAAACCTGATGTTTTAATGATGATGACAGATCCTCGTTATTATATTTGGCTGTTTCAAATTGAAAATGAAATTAGAAAACACATTCCTATTGTTTATTTAAACATTTGGGATGACTATCCAGCCCCATTATACAATGAAGATTTTTACAGATCTTGTGATGGTTTTGCAGCAATTAGTAAACAAACAGCAAACATTAATAGAATTGTTCTAGGAGAAGAAGCTAAAGATAAATTAATTAAGTATGTTCCTCATGGAATTGATCATAATATGTTTAGACCTTTAACAGAATCTGATCCTGATTGGAATAACTTTCAAAAATATAAAAAACAAATTTTAGGTGATAAGGAATATGATTTTGTGTGGTTCTACAATGCAAGAAATATTCGTCGTAAACAAACTTCAGATATGTTTGCTGCATGGAATCAATTTTGTGAAATGATAGGGCCTAAAAAGAGTAAAAAGTGTTGTTTCTTACTTCATACTCAAATTTCTGATGAAAATGGAACTAATTTAGGTGCTGTAAAAGACTTGTTGATTGATGAAGAAAAACACGGAGACGTTATTTTCTTAGATAATCTTATTACACCTCAAGAAATGAATTTTCTTTATAACATGACTGATTTAACTAGTCTTTTATCTTCAAATGAAGGATGGGGTTTAAGTTTAACTGAAGCCATGATGTGTGGTAAAATGATTATGGCCACAGTAACTGGTGGAATGCAAGATCAAATGCGTTTTGTTGATGAAAAAGGAAAATGGATTGATTTTAATGAAAATTTTTGTAGTAATCATTTTGGAACTTATAAAACACATGGTGAATGGGCAATTCCATTGTATCCAGCTTGTATGAGTATTCAAGGTAGTGTTCCTACTCCTTATATTTTTGATGATCGTTGTGATTTTAGAGATGCTGCTAAAGGATTAGTACAAGCATTTGAAATAGGCAAAGAAGAAAGAGAACGTAGGGGTATGTTAGGAAGACAGTGGGTTACTAGTGATGAAGCATTAATGACTTCTGAAAATATGGCTAAAAATATGGCTGATTGTATTAATGCAACATTAGATAATTTTAAACCCCGCAAACAATACACATTTACAAAAGTAGAAGAATTACCAAAGAAAAAATTAAGACACAAATTAGTATATTAAGTTATG